CACCATAGGCAAGAGAACCCATATTTAGGTTATCGGTACGTGTGGAGTATTTTCCTGGACCTGCGGGACCAGCGAGTGGATTCATTGGTGCAGTCGTCACTTGTCCTCCTCTAATGTTTCTAAATCTGTGACCATATCTTCCCACGCCTTATTAGTCTTAGACTTGTGGTTGGAATGGTAAATGGAAAGTTCTAGTAGTTCACCTGTCAAGGTTTCAAAAACTCTAGCAATATTATTTATAAATCCTACAAATATAACAACAAAATCTAAAAGACGTACTGGACGAGACATATAACCATCATCTTCCATAGTCCAGTACGCCTTTCAAATAAAAACATTTATCCCTTTTTTACTGCTGTACCTTTACGACCTGCTGGCATCATTGATGGTACAACCTTGCCTGGACCTGCTGGCTTGGAGGTATCCTTCTTGCCTTCAACTGGCATTGACATTGGTGCTGCTGCACGTGATCCTTTATTCATATTTACACCTCCTTTATTTATGCTGCGCCGGATATACCAGCTAGTAGTTGGGCTATATCGGGTTTTTGACCAGCAGCAGGGGCCTGACCAGCTTGTTCTTGTGGAGGTTGCTGCGAGGCAGGAGCGGGGGCCACACCTGCTGCTGGAAGTTGTTGTTCCATTCCAGGTGCCATAGGTGGCGCGGCTGGTGGAGCTGGAGGCATAAATGCTTTTTCAATAATGTTTTCTAACGCTTGTCCTTTTTGGCGCCCTTGGATAACAGTTGCGATGCGACTGATAATTTCTGAAGGGTCTTGACCTTGCGCCGCGAGAGCCGGTATCGCCTGTGCATACTGTGCAACAGCAACACGCAAAGAATCGCGCATCTCTTCAATATCAACACGTTGTTCCTCCTGAGTTACATTGAGGTCCATTGGAATCTCACGACGTACATAGTCGCGTGAAACAAGTTTGTCTGAACGCATTTGTAGTAATGCAATGATGGCACGGTTAGGATCCATACCAGACATAATTCCGTAGCGAACATCTACTCCATACTCGCCCTTGATATCACGAGATGGGGTGTACTTGAGTACATAAGGTGTACCGTCATCGGTTCCCTTGATAGTCTTTGGAATACCACCAAATACTTTTTCATCTGCTTCAAAGCAAAGGGATGTAAGTTCTGTAAAGAGTCTAGCAAACTGTGCTTGTGCTGCCTTGATCTGTGTGTCAAAGCCTGCTTGTAAGGCTTGTACGCCACGACCAGTAACAACGGATGCGTCAATGTTGCCTGAACGAGATTCAGGATAGCGAGCACCCATACGAAGTTCACGCTCTAGTACGCCAGATTCAGTAAAGACTCCAGGTGGTAGTTCTAGCGGAACTCTGCGGATACCTTGTGGATTAGCAGAGCGCATAATTGCATCTGGTCCAAGAGCAAGTTCTTGCACATCTTGTGGAATAGCAATAGGTGCTTGAATAGATTTTTCTGCTGCTTGAATCTGTAAGATAGCAAAGCGAGCACGAGCGAGTTGTACTGAGAGTACATCATCGAATTGACCACGAGCTTCACCGTCTAGGGATGAACGCATAACAGTACGGGCCATACACTTGCCAAGAACGTTTGGAGTATTAGATAGAACTAGATTCTTACGCTCTGGTAAGTAGAGCAAGTCTTGATCCTTGTCGTGGTACTTGACCATTGAGACATAAGGTGAGCCTAATAGGTAGTTATTTCTACCAATAATTTGATCGTAGAACTCTGGGTATTGCGCTGCTAGAGTTTCGGAATCGCTAATGATTACCTGTGTAACAGATAAGGTGCGACCATAGCGGTCTAGTTCTGGGTAGATACCAAATGGGTTGAGCATACGGATACGTGGGTTGTTGTCATCGTAGTCCATCTCGACCATACCAACACACATACCATAGGTGTTATACCAATCAGCGCCAGTATACATCTGCAGTTGTAGGTCTGAGTTTGATACATAGAAATTTGCAATACGAGTTCTAGTATCTGCTGCCTTGCGTGCAGTATCGGAAACCATATTAGTTGCTGAACAGTTGAAGGATGGCAGTGGTGCCATTGCCTCTGCTAAGTCGCGTGCTGCTACGTCAATGAAGTTGGCGACGAGAGGCTTTGGATAGTCCTCTGAGAACATAGAAGGAAATACCTTAGAGATATCTCCTTGACGCACGGAAAGCACATCGCGCATACGTTGATCTCGCGCTGATGAGCGCGTGCGTAGCCGCGATAGTTTCGCGTCAACTTCTTTGACTGATAACAATGTGGGTCCTTACTTAGATTTTACGTTTTTCATAGTTTTTTTATCGTATGTGTTTGGAGATTTTTTAGCAAATTTGATATCGCGGGCTTTCATATCTTCTGCTGCTTTAGCAGCTTTTGCATAAGCTTCTTTTGGATTTGCTTTCAAAATTTTTATATTAGAAGAGGCCATATTTTTTGCTACTAAACGTTCTTTAGCATTCTTTTTTGCAGCAACTTTTTTAGCAGGAGAAGCAAGGGATTTTCCTTGCGCTGCTTTCAACGCACGAGCATTTACTTTAGTTACTTCTTTAGTTACGACTTTTTTAGCAACGTTACCTGCAACTTTTTTTGCTGCAAGACGACCAGCAATTGCTGCTGCTCCCGCTACTATTGCTGGTACTGGCATTTTGTCTCCTTAGTTAGCTGTATTTGGATATACGCCGGTCTTTTTAGTAATCTTTGCCTTTAGTTTCTGACCAGAAATAAAATCTTGTTCGGACTTTGTAAGTGGCTTCTTAGTTGCTTTTGGCTTTGGCTTTGCTGTTGGCTTCTTTGGTGTCATTGCCATTTGCTTCTCCTTAGATTACTCTCATTTGATTTTGTTCTGCGAAGGCTTCATCTAAGTTGATGACTGTTCGCTTGCCTATCTCTTGGCGAGATAAGAAAGGGTTTTTCATATGGTGGGTTGCATACTTACCATAGTTGAGCATTTCTCTTGCTCTAATCTCACAAAACCATAGAGCCATTACTAAGTCAGTCTTACCTTTGGTAGTAGGTGACCAAGTAACTAGCTGCTCAATCAAAGACTTTATATTCTCTGTCTGATCTGATGGCAGGTGTATCAAGTTATCTCTATGGTGCTTACCGTCGTGTTGCTTGGTACCAAAGAGGGTAGACATAGAGGCAACACCGAAGCCAGCATCCCACTTATTAGAACCAGTATGGTGTTCCTTGAACTGGACACCGCGAGATGCTAAGTGCATACGGATACCTTCATCTTGTGTCAAGAAGGATTGGAAGGCGTTCTTTTCGACAATCCACTCGGAAGGGGAGTAGAGGGATGTCCAATCAAATATAAGATTACGGATAGCGGCTGGAGACGGTCTGCTAATCTTGATAGCATCTACGATATACCTTTTGCTAGTAGCGCGGTCAATGGCGTAGCATATGGCTGCTGTATCGCCAATCATTGCAGGGTCTAGTCCACAAATATAAGTAAAGCCATTGAGATCGCGTGGATGTCCTGGGTGTCCAGCAGTGAGGTGTCCAGACTTTCGCATACCGTCAATAGAGCCACGAACACATACTGGGTCAAAGGCTGCATCATCAGATATATCTTGCTGTTGATAAATTAGCGCCCACGTACTTGCATCCATAGACTGGCGTTCGTTGTAGAGATTGCGCCCGTTCCAGCGTGGATATAATCCAGTAGTGGGGTGCTTCTCTGCTTCCATCTGACCGTCAAAGGGTTGGTCGGAATAGGGCCATAGAGTTTCCCACTTGTCAGGGTCATCATCTACAGTCAATAGGGCTGGCATTGCAAGATAGGACCAAGGTACTAAACCGCCTGGGTATCTATCTTCGTTGCGTAATTCCTTGTATAGGTCAACGGATGCTACACGCGTTCCAATAATAATAAGTTTACCCGTAGGGTTCAAACGAGAACGCACATCTTGTGTAAGCCACTTGATCTGTCGCTCAAAGTCATTAGCGTTGCTCAGTGTTACAGCATCGTCTACAATAATCATATCGGCACGCTTGCCGTAAATCTGACCGCCTATACCGACAGCCTCAATGTTTGGGTCTTTCTCACCAGTCTCACGTAGCTCATCACCAAAGGTAATACGCGTGGCTTGCCACGATGCTGACTTGGAGTTGAAGCCAACACCGGCAGCGTAGGCCTGCTGGAGTTCTTCATACATCGGGTGAGTCAGTCTTTGCTTGATAGCGTAAAGGAAGTCTGCTGCCAAGCGCTGTGTCTGGGATACAATCAAGACTCTAAAGTTGGGGTTCTGACATACTTGCCAAGTTACATAGTCAACCGTGATGGTCATAGACTTTGCGTGGTTTGGCGGGATGTTGAGAAGGATACGGTTATTAGCCAAGCCTTCTTCATACTTCATAGCCGGATGAAGCCACGAAGGTTTACCAGTTTCAATCATATCCACCAGATTTTGCTGGTGTGGGAATGTGTTGCTGTGAAGGAAGCGTTTTCTAAATTCTGCAAATGTGATGTCGTGGACGTCGCCGGATTGGAATTGCTTATCCTTTAGTCCAAGGCGTGTTCGATCTACCTTGTCTGTAAAGACCTTATCGGTGCGGCGGTAATACTCATAAGTCTTCATAGACTTACCAGCGGAAGCGCAGGCCTGCTCTATGGTCATACCTTCTGAAACACAGCCAAGGATAATTCTCTTGGCTATGTCGGCCGAATTTTCTGCCACGTATTACTCCCTACTAGAGCGCCGCGATTGGCGCGAAATGCTTTCTTTTATACTAGGCAGGGGAATGAAAGAATACTAGGCGTCTGGGTTTGATCTAAAAATAGATAGACCTATCCCCACTAAAAGCATACTGGGCGGTTAGTACAGCGCGCCCTTTAGGGCGCAGTTCTAGGGGTAGTTGCTGGCTCGCCCTTAGGGGGCTCGCGTAGTGTAAACGTAGCGACAGTTACGGTCGCAAAGCTTCACTTCCCCGCTTTGCTCCCTACTAGTACTAAGGCAGGAAATTTAGAGCATTTCCCGCTTTTACTACTGTGTTCTTGGTCACACTTGTATAACCGCAGGTCAGAGGTGGGATCACTTTGACTTTAGGAAAAATATTTGTTTGGGGAGTATATACCCCCTGCGCTTGCAATTCAACAACGGGGGGTGCTCTGTCTAAGTCAAAGTGATCCCACCTCTGACCTGCGGTTATAC